TAGAACTGATAGCAGTGCCATTAAAATTAATTTCATCTAAATAAGCCACACCATCGATATAAATGTCTTTCCATTCTTTAGATGAACTACCTAAGTCAAAAGCACCATCGTCATCAGGAATAATATTAGAATCAACTTCACCACCAAAAACAATGTTGTCTGTGTTAGCATCACCAAGAGTTAGAGTGCCACCGTTAAATGTAGTCGTACCAGTTACAACTAGATTACCACCAACATCTAAATTAGCGCCTAGGGTAACGTCACCGTCTGCGTCCAGGAATACGGATCGCGCTGCGGGCATAGTACAGAATACAGTTTTAGTACCAGAAGAAAAGTTAACGGCACTATCACTGTTAGAACTAGCATATACAGTAGTACGAGTAAGATCAGAACTGTCACCGTCTAGAGTGCCAAGACCTACTTCAAACTCATCTGCAGTTGCGTGAAAGATTGCATAGTAAGTAGTATTAGAATTACCAATACCTGCAGCAAAAGTTTCAAAACCAGTTGGTGCACCACCTAATGATAACGCACCGGTGCCGGTTGTGGTTGTGGTCTCTTTGACTCTTTCGTTAAGTACTAACGCCATTTAGTCTCCTTATGCCAATCTTATAATTGCTGTACTCGTTGCTGCTGCCGGAAACTGTATCGTAAAAGTTCCTGCAGTAGTTGCAAAATCCCCACCAAAATCTAACCAACAAACAGCATTTGCACTAGCACTATTTGCACCGCCACTTGATTGATAGATAAGCGCAAACCTTGCGGTGATAGTCGCTGTAGTAAAAGATGTGTCAGCAAAATCTATAAAAGCTGTTGAAGCAGACGATCCACCAGTTACACCATTGTTAGTTAAAGTATTACCACCACTAGTATACCCAGTGCCACTTGCTTGGTTAGTTGTATCAAATACAGAATCAGTTGCTGCTGCAGTTCTAGATGAAGTATACAAAGCCACTTTATAAGTGTCGCCACTTGATTGAAAGTTGTGGTTGCCTTTTAACAACTGATCTTTAAAAACATTACTAATTATATTAGCCATATATATTCTCCTTAAGGGTTTTCAGATGGCACCGGTATTCGCGGTACGCCGTCCATGTATTCATCTCTTCTTCTTCTACCCATTTGTTCACCAGCAATTGGTGTTAGAACATCTTTATAATATTGTTCATACATCTGCACCATTTGCGGATTTTTTAAAAATTTAAAAGCTTCTACGAGGCAGGCATAAAGCAACATCTCTGGTGCATTATTACTAATCCAAGTAGTAGTCGTACTTGAGGATAGTCCTGTTGGTTGCGCATTATACGCTAATTCTACAGTATACGTTGCATCCGGCGCCGGAGCAAGTAATATTGTGTCGTTATCCCAATTTGCATAATATTTTGGTGTTCCTGTAGTGGTTCTATTTGGTACAAATTCATTAATAAAAGACGTATCTTTTTTTTCTAAAGTAATACGTACATTGTCACTGCCAAATATTTGTACATATCTAACAAATGAAAATAGTTGTGGTGTAGCTCCAGGCATAGCTACAAATGGATCACCTGTTGTTAAACTAGCTGTTTTATATTTTTTAAAAACGTCTAAATCTATATTTCTAAAAATTCTAGATTCAGCGTGTTCTATAATATCGTTAGTAATTGTTGTAGTTAAAACATTACTGTCTGTTTCAGTATAGTCTAATAATTGTTGTGTTAATTCTGCGTATGTTGTCATGCTATTACAGTTGTTGGTCCAGCGTAAGACCTAACTCCTCCTCCTTTAATATTACCAGTTGTTGCAGTGTCTGTCGATACTGTGAATGTGTATATATTTGCATCAACTTTTGTTATTGTATACCCCGCAGCTTTATTTATATTTGTTGCGGTAATTCCATCAAAACTAATAACGTCATAAAAGCGCACCGTATCACTACTTGATCTGCCGTGATTTTCTTCAGTTACAGTTATTGCACTTGTACCAGCAGTTCCTGTTTTAAAAGAATTAGTTTTTAATAAATTTGGCACAGCGGTTTCTGTTCTATCAGGTCGTGCATCTTTTAAAGACTGTGCATCAACTGAATGATGTTTAGGTTCTAACTGTGGGTGTTTAACTTCAAACTCAGATTTATGTACAAACGAACCATTCCATTCCTTAATCATTTCGTTATATGGAAAAGCCATACCACTACGATCAGAAATTGCTTTTGCTTTTTTACCAGAAGAAAAACTAGACATGATAATTAACCCTTGGTCTTATATAAGTACTAGTAGAGGAACCATCTTCTGTTAAAGCTCTATTAAGTTCTTCTTCGTATAAAGATTTAGTTTGAGGAACTAGTTGAGGACTATATTTTTGTGCTAAATAATAAGATAAACCTGACACCATACATGGCACAAAACGATAAGGAACGTCCCCTGCGTTTGTATAGTCACCAACATCTTCTATTCTTTTTACAAAATATATATGTAAATCATCAGAGGCAGAAGTAGAATCTGGCACTGGATAAACTGTAAGTGTAACTCTATCAATAAATCTTTGTATATAATATTGTGTTGGTGTTCCAGATTGTAATTTATTACCTAATGCAGAATACTCTGAACGATTAATTTTTGTTAAAGCTATATCTAATTGTGAACTTTGTGTTCTGTTTTTTCTATGGGTTGCTTCTAATACGTCATCCATTCCAAAAATAGTCGACGCTACTTGATTGGTAGTTGCTTGAGCCCTATTAGAATCAGAGGTATCATCTGCTGCACTTCTAAAAAAGTGATACTCAGATTGATTTTCTACTAAATCAATATTAGTTTCTCTTAGTTCCCAATAATGTAAACCTCTATTAGACCATTCTTGAAACATTATATTTAAAGAACGTCTAGCTGATTTAAGTTGATAGCCTGTTAATTGATCTACGCCAACACGTTGATATGCTTCTTCTATAACTTCTTCAATAGAAAAAGTTTTGTCGAACGTTGCTGTTCCTGAAGTAGTGTTAGGCATAAGCTACTCCCTATTAATAAGCTTTATTTAATTCTAATATTATTGTGTAATGATCTAAATTAGTATGTCCACTAGTAGTAAGAAGAAGATCGCCATTAATTCCAGAACCAGCATTATTTTTAATACCACCAAAAGATCTAAGGTCCATGTAACCCATACTTACTCCAACTGCTGCACTACCACCTAAAACCAAACACACTACGTTAGTAGAAGCATTCCAATCTAAAGATACTCTCATGCCTCCTATATCATACCATACTTGAGTTATCGTAACTCTACTACAAGCATCGCCATTAATGTTTGCATTTAAAGTTGATACATCTACTTTTGCTACCGCTGATTCACCTGAACCATCTGATAAGTTAGTAAGTTTAATGATCGCTGTTTTTTCGCCGTCTGCTAAAGTTTGACTTGTTACTGCGTCTGCCATTTTATTTTTCCTCCGTTAGAGAGAAGGGGCCGAAGCCCCCGCTCCACATAAAGTTAATTATTTATTTTAAGTTAATGCCGCCAGTATTCGCTGCAAGACCATCAATGATGTCATGTGCAAGGAAAGCTAGTGCTGCTGTAGAAGAGATACAAGTTACTTTAAAACTTGAACCTACTACTGCGTTAGCATCAAAACCTATAGAATCGTTTGCATCTGCAATACCTACATTGTCACCATCACCTTTTGGTACACAACCAATGATTTTTTCAGAACCATTAGTAATGATATCTATATCATTACCTGCTGTGCCTAACATTACAAAATGAAAAGTAGACCCTACACAATCAGCTGCTGCTGGAAGTGATAAAGTTGCTCCAGCATCCATTGCAGGAAATGTTACGATAGATCCTGATTGTGCTGCTGTTAGTACTGTACCAGAAGTATATGCTGCTAGTATAGTTACTGTTGGAACAACAAAAGTAGTTGCACCTGTTATTGTCGATGTACCAGTACCTGTGATGTTACCACTTGTATCGATATCAAAGTTAGTTGTTATTACGCCCGTAGATGAGTTTTTAGTGATTTGTTCAAAACCACCTTCTGATCTAACCGGACCGCTGTAAGTTGTATTACCCATAGTTTGTCTCCGTTTTCCGTTAATATAGTCCTGAGAAAGTCTACTGCATGAGTCTATATTAACTAATTTAAATATGCAGTGGGTGAATTATACGCTTTTAAAAGCTGTTTTGCAAATAAAAAGGGGGCCGAAGCCCCCTAATTATAAGTTATTAGACTAACTCTTAACTTGATCCTGGTGAACCAAAAATACCACGCCAGTCAGATGCGCCGAAGCTGTATCTTTCTCTCGCTTTGTATCTCATATTACCTGTATCAAAATCGCCTTCCATAGCAGTTTTTAAAGCTGCTCTTTGGAAGTGTTTTAATCCATTAGGAACATCAGTCTTGATAAAGAATGCGTTTGTATCAGTTAAGAAATTGTTAACCACAAAACCTTGTGGCATCATTCCCATTGACTGAACTGCATTAATATCATTATCCGCAGTACCAACTCTATTAGCAGTTTTAGTAAGACGTTCAGCTACAAATTGTAGATCAGAAGGTATGATTAATTTCATACCACGAGCTGCAATTTTAAAGCCTCTCTCGTCTTGGAACTTACCAATAGCAATTAGTGATGCTTCTAGTGATGTTTCGTTAAGGTCAGAAGCTGCTAGTAAGTTAGACTGAGTACCTGCAGCGACAGTAGGGTGATCGTTATCGATCAAGAACTGTCCGTCTCCGTAAGTAGTCGTAGCAAAAGCGTTGTTTAAAATATTCGCCGCTTTAATTTGCTTAGTCTGAGCCATAGATCTTGCTAGTGCTTTTGTGTAACGCTTAGCGATGCTGTCATACAAGTTATCCTCAACTGCTTCTTCTGTGATAGAAAAAGCGAGAGCTATTGTCTCGTGAGTGTAACGTGAAGTGAAAGACTCGTTTGCGCTATCAAAAGACACACCAGCGCCTTCAGCTTTTACTTGTGCTTCCCCAAAACCAGATAACATTACTTCTTCTTCAAAAGCTCTGTCACTTGTTTCAGTGTCGAAAATCTCTCCGTGTTGATTTTCGTAGTTTTTGTACTCAAGTCCAAATAATGCATTTAGACCTGGCTCTAGCTCTTTTGCTAGTTGTTGTCTTGATATAGCCATGTTTTAATCCTCCTGCTATTAATTTAGATGAACCGAATCAGCTATGAAGCACTTCATTACTG